CCCCCCCATTCTACTTATTAAAGTCTACATGAATAATATTTCCTATCCTCTTATGATGAATTATGCCATTTCTTTTGTTTCCCCTTTTACATAGCCAAGGTTTCGTAATTCTTCAGCGCGCTCAATAAGCTTATGTTGACCATCTTCGTTCAAAGAATGAAACACACGAAGAAGCGTTTTATCATCAGAAGAAAGCGAAGAAATCGAAACCGGATCGGATTGCCAACCCATTAAAAACGCAGGATCACAGCAAAGTATTTTCGAAAGGGAAACAATAGTCTCATGCTTTATATTTTTAATATCACCACTTTCGTATCGCTGGACAGTAGCTTCCTGAACACCTAATTGATCGGCGATGTATAAGAGTGTGTAGCCAAGTTGAAGCCTTCGGCTCTTAATTCTCTCATTAACAACCCCCATATTGTCACCTCCTTTTAAAACGAATATTAACACAAACTTACGCATGAAGCAATGAAAAACTAGCAAAATGCCAAAAAACTTACGCAAAAAGTGTTGACACTCAACTTCCATAGTGTTATATTGAACTTACGTAATACGTAAGCTTGCGGGAAAGGAGAATAAAATGGCTAGTATTTTTAAAACAGACTATATTGAATTAAGAAAAATAATGGCTGAAAAAGAAATCAAGACGACAAAAGAACTTGCGGAAAAAAGCGGAATAAACAGAAATACACTGGGTGATATATTAAACGGGAAAATTCAGCCGTCAGCAGATGTAATGGAACGTCTTGTGATCACACTTGAAATAAAGCCAGAAAAAGCAGGAAAAATTTTTTTTAAAGACAACTTACGTACTACGTAAGTTAATAAGAATGAGAGAGGAGGTGCAGGGAATGATCTACCGGAAAATTCAAAATGCAATTAGAGAAAAGAAAGCGGACGCTAAGGAACTCATGGAATTTCTTAGCGTAGTGAAAACATGCCTTTCTATCGTGAGATTGAACCAGAGGGAAGAACGGAGATGGGAAAAGAGTGAAAAGACCGTTTGGTATCTGTGCGACGGAGATCGGAAAGGGTGCTCCAAGAGGGGATGCTACACAAACGGCGGTCCGTGCAAATACACAAAAGACATCAGATCGGCGAAGAACTTTGAAAAAGAACGCGAAGGAAGAGCGCCGTATGCGTTCAGAGAAAAAGAAACCGCACCCGGAGCGGATGCGGTTGGAGAACAGTCAAACGAAATGAAGCAGGAAATCGCTGATGTCCTTTAAGCCGTTTTTAAATCGGTTTTCCATGTAGATGATTGTTCGGTCCGACAGGCGGATTCTGTTTGCAAGATCATCACCACGAGCACATTCGAGATATCCCTTGGACTCCAGTCTCCAACAGAGATCGGAAACATAATCAGAGGATTTATCAGGCATGAACCTTTTCATAACATCGTCGGAATCGGGAAAATAGTTTGGACCCATATCCGGATAAAGAACCGGTCCGTGCGTGACCTCTTTGTACATGGAAACCAAAAGGCGCTGCTGTTCTCTTGTTAAATCGTCCATAATCGTCGCCTCCTTTCATTTTGAGATGGTAGCACATTCATTATATGGCAGGTGAAACGGCGGGACAAGAGAAAGAGCGATAGGAAAAAAGGAGGAGAGCAAATGTTTTACAAGAAGATTCGGGAAGAACTCCGTGAGATAAAGCAGAAGATCGAGGGGATCGAGTCACATTTGACGCAGACCCAAGAGGAGGACGGCATCACCATCTGTACACTTTACGATGGTCATTCAGCAACGGAAACGGTAGTCCGTTTTTCGCTGCCGTACTGCGATTGGGATGAACTCGAAAAGTCGAAGGAGTGGAAACAGTTCCGGAAACTGATTTGGAAATATCAAAGACGGAGACGGGAGAGAGGGAAATAAGGAGGCGGGAACATGGGACAGCTTTATATCAGAACACAAGACAGAGACAAGCTGTGTCTCATAGGGGAGGAATTCCCGGAAATCACATATTTTCCATGGAGGAAATACGAAAAAAATGGACATCTACTCTGCTTTTTCAAAGGAGGAAAGGTGTGGACGCTTGGAAAGTACGAGAGCAGGGAACGCTGTTTGGAAGTGTTGGACGATATTGAGAGATTCATTTTAGATTCCGGTACGGAACCATGCATAGTTTATCACATGCCGGAAAAGTAAGGAGGTAAACAAGATGAGTCAAAGAAGTGAACGGGTAACAGTGGCACAGGCGGCGCAGGAGCTGGGGATGAGTCCGATGGCGGTCCGCGTAAGGATGGAACGTGGATTGCTGGATATCGGGGAGTGCTTCCCAACGGTAACGGGGAACCGGACCAGTTACTACATTTACCGGGACAAGCTGAACAAAGTGCTGGGAAAAGAGGAAAGGAGGTAACGGGATGAAAGAGCTGACAGTAACGTTACAGATTGACGAGCACAAGGAGGCGGCGCTTGAGGAAATCCGGAGGGTATTTCAGGAGTACACAGCGGAAGATGGGACGCATCCGTTCGAGGAATGGAGCCTGGAGGAAACATTTCAATCGGTTATGCATACCGGGTCAAATCACATGATCTGGGAGCGGATCAAAAATGCGCAGGTCAACCTGCACATGATCGACTTCGATGAGCTTGTAGATGGCAAATATTTGACAATCGCAGAGAGAAAGGCAGAAGGACAGAATGTACAAGACAACCATATGGAAGCAGAGACGACGGAAAGAAATTAGGGACAAGGTGGAGAAAACTCTGATCCGGATCCTCTTCGTGTTGATGTTCCTGCTCGGCGTGTACGGATTTTACCATGGGATCCGTTCGCAGTTCGAGCAGGTGCAGGCGGCGGAGCTGACACCGGATCAGATGATCAACACGGGAATTTACAAGGTTAGTTGCACAGCATACGACAATTCAGAATCAAATCTTACTGCAAGCGGACACCCGACTATTGAGGGGCTGACAATGGCAGGGGCGAGCGAATGGTTGGGATGCACTTGTATCTTATATGATTCCGACATGAATTTTATCGGATTCTATGAATTCACAGACACCGGATACGGACGCGACGGGGACATCCTACGCGGGGAGACGGTGGACATATTTATGGAAAATCACGAAGACGCAATTGAGTGGGGACGGCGCACGGTCTATATCCAGATCGTCCGATCAGAAGGCCAGGAGGCATCATGATAAGACTGTTTAGAAAATGGAAGATCCGAAGATTCCAGAAATGGCTGAATGAACTGGCGCTGGAAGGCTGCTTTGAGGAATTAAGCTGCAGTGTATGCGCATACGACTTTGAGGGAGATTGTATGATTGCAGAGACACAGAGGCGGCTGGATCTGATCGAAAAAAGCATCTAGGGAGGGCGTATGCCAGAAACAGCAGAGCGGAAAAAGATAGAGGCGGTTGCCTGCTACATACTGGATCTCCCGTTCAGCGCCGTATTCACCCACAGTCGGGTGGTAAACGGGGACATGCGCAAGTACTACTACCTGAATGACGAAGAGGGTGAGCGGTACGTCTATACATGTGAGAAGGACCAGCGCTTCAACGAGAGGATGAAAGCGGCGGCAAAAAGACATAAAAAATAGAGCGTGCAGCTGGCTACTGCACGCCCAAGGACTTTAGGGATTATGTCCGAAAATAATACTTGATTCACACAAATATATTATACCATTTTCGGACATAAAAAGCAAGCAAAAACATTGAAAAATGGGGCTTTTCCGGGTCCTTTTAAGTACTCGATTAAACTATTAAAGTTAGGACAAGGACGCACACGAGAATGGTAAACCGAAACACATACAGTTTTAAGAAGAGGCAGCTCGTGGAAGTGGAGGAGTTCCACGATGGAAATTTCGGCGCACCGGGCAAGGAAAGGGCAACACGTTCCAAAAAGACACCGGAGCAGATCGAGCTGATCAATCACTATAACAAAACCAAACGATGCAGGCACCGGCTTCTGGAATACTTCGGTCCGGATGATATCTTCGCCACCTGGACGTATGAGGTCAAAAACCGTCCGCCGGACATGGAGACGGCACTCCGTCAGTTTCAGGAAGCGATGCGCAAGGTACGCGGCGCCTACAAGAAGCAGGGAGTGACGTTGTACTGGATCCGGAACATCGAACAGGGCACGAAGGGCGCGTGGCACATCCATCTGGTGATCAATGCCATACGCGGAACACCGTCCATTTTAACGGACGCGTGGCCATACGGCGGCACCTACGTCACGCGGATCCGCTTAAACGACAAGATCTACGATGAGGATTTTTCCAAGCTTGCCGCGTATATGACGAAGGATGAGCGCACCAGGGAATTGAAAGCGGACGGCACACCCGCAAAGCCGCGCCTTCGGGCGGCAAAATACGGGACAAGCCGCAACATGCCCTTAAAAAAGCCGAAGAAAAAGAAACTCGTACGATGGAAAAAAGAAGTCCGAGCGCCGAAGGGCTATGTGATCATCAAGATCCATGAGGGCAAGAACCCGGTCACGGGACACAACTACCGGCGGTATACCATGGTGCGGGTCAGAAAGCGAGGTGAACCATGAGACCACATGTGAACATATATTTATATTCTTCGGCAAAATCACTAAAAGCCGCAGAAAGACTAAATGAAGCGGTCGGTTACGTGCTCGAATTTCAGACCAGAAAAGGTCCCGCAACGCGCACGCAGACGTTTCCTTTGTGCAGACTGCACAAGAAAATGACCAAGAATGCCGCCGACCTGTACTGTCTGGAAATGGCTCTAAGCCGCATAAACACTAGTGTGGAAGCGGATATTTACATTGACAATTCCTACATCGCGAATGCGATGCGGAAGGGCTGGCCGCAGGAGTGGAGGCGGAACGGCTGGAAGAACTCCTCCGGGCGGGATGTCACGGACGCGGAGAGCTGGGATCGGATCCTTGCCATGACCAGCCGGATGATCATCAGCTGGTACGTGGAAGAGCCGCACCCGTACCGGAACTGGCTGAAAGAAGAGGTAGAACGGAACCGGCGCTATGTTGCACCGGTGCAACAGGAAGAATATGAACAGATGACAATGTTTAAGGAGGCGTGAAATGTTTCTAAACGAGAACAAATTCAAGAAGCTGTGCAAAGACAAATACAAAGGAGCAGGGCTGACGGTAGGCATGACAGATGATGAAGTGTATATCGTATCCGGCGAATGGTGGAACCTGGAAGTCCCAAAAGAGTTCATGACGCGGGAAATACTGGGAATCATTGTCGGATTTACCGGAGAACTTCCGGAAAAGGGAGAGATATATACATACCAGGAGAAAGACGAAGCACACCAGGCAAATCTCATGTATGTCAACGACTGGAATTTAAATGCAAAATACGAGGCATCAAGAGATGTGTACGAGCTTACGCGTGTCACATATGAGGGAACGTCAAGTAAAAAGCGGATTCTGCAGGGAAAAAACGACATTGCCATTGTCAATGAGGAAATCATAAATCTGATCGACCCAGACCGGAAAGAGAAAGAGGAACTGATGGAGAACGGAATCCGCAAAGACGGTCATATTCTGATATGGGCAAGCAGCATGATGCACTTTGCGGCATATTACAGCATTGCCATAAATGAGGGCGAGCAGCAGTTTCTGGAAAGCTGCAAAGATATCATCATGAATTGGTAGAAGGAGGAATAAGGGATGTTTGAAAAATTTGGCAAATTTGATTCCGCGGAAGAGCTGAATAAGGCGGCGGAAGGATTAAAGAATGAGGGCGATCTGGAGTCTCTCATTCTGCTGGCAACCGAGAACGGGCTGGATAAAGAGGACGCAGAGGATTACATGAACGGAGCCGTGGAAGAACTGGCAACGCCCTGCATGGCAGCACTTGGAAAGATCAAGGTGGAGAGCGAGGAATTACAGCTGCAGGAAATCATGGTGGACTGGGTGGAATACATCAAAGCGCAGTGCGTGGAACGGCAGGAAGTGTCCGAAGCGGTGCGAAAGCGCGAGAAGACATTAAAGGGCTGCATTGCAAAGCTGCTGGGATGGAGTTTTAAGAACTGTTACAGGATTCCAGACGATATTTCAAAAGCGGCGGGTATCAGAGCTGCAAACGTCAAGCTCGGGATCCCGGGCATGGCGCGTGCAAAGAAAATCATCGACGATTACTACCTAAGCTAGGAGGACGCCATGAAGAAAAAGGACCTTTTAGCGATGAAAAAACTTTCGGCGACGCCGGAGATGCTCCGGACGGCGCGGGAAAATCCAATCAGGACGGAACAGGTAAGAGGATCGTGGGGAAGCACATGGACGGAGCGCACCAGTACATTCCGGAAATACTTCCGGGCAGCAGTAGAGGGCAATATCTTGAAAGTGGCTGTATTTTTTCAGGAAGATCTGGAAGCAGGGAAGAGATCCCCGCAGTTTGAGGTGTTCTGTGACCGGGGTAAAAAGGAGTGGACAAGCATTGAGACAGCAACGGGAAAATGGAAGACGGCAAAGATCAACAACCTCGGATATACCTCCTTCCTGTACGGCGGCGGACACTGGCAGAAAGACGCGGAGCGGAAACTGGTCAACAAATATTTTTCCACGGGACAGAACAGGGACATTTTTGAGGCGGTGCTGGACTTCCAGAGCGACATTGCGAAGAAACGCTTAGGGAAGAAATACAAAAGCGAGATCGAACAGATTGACGCCACCATGCGGGAAGTGCCGGACGTTCCAAAGAACTTCGAGAGCTGGATTGCAAAGAACTGTTTTCGAGAGACGATGTTCTATGAGCCGGACAGCATGTGCCACGGCAGGTGGCCTAGAATGTACTGCACGCATTGCCGTACATGGATGGACACGCCAACGAATTGGGAAGATCGTCCGGATCATAACAAGGAGACCGTCTGCCCGTCCTGCAAAGCGAAAGCCACCTACAAGTCATGGAACAAACAGAAGAGAGTCCATGATGAGGTGTACGTGGGGCTGCTCCAGCGCTTAAAAGACGGACCCGGATACATTCTAAGAAATTTCGAATGCAAAATCTCACGGGAACATGAAAAGGGCTGGGAAGACTACAAGCTGACGATCGACGAAACGGAGAGGGAAAAGCTGGACGATTATTTTTCCCAGAGGGAGTACTTCGAATTTGGCGAATACCAAAACACCGGAGTATACAGATGGTGCCATAACTGTAAACGGGGCAGATTTTATACATACTACGGGCATTATATCGGCCGGGTGGTGATGTACACGCCGAATTTGAAGCGCGAATTGAAAAATGAGCCGTTTGTACATATGGACTTAAAGAAGATGCTAAAGGGTGGACAGCGGGAATACGTGAACGCACAGAACATCCTGAACCGCCTGAAACGATACCCGTATATTGAATATCTGGAAAAGAGCGGACTTTACAAGCTGCGGGACGAGATCGTAACGAACCGAGAAGACAGATCTCTTTTCAACCGTGAGGCAATGCGGATCCACGAGGCGCTCAAGCTGGACAAACAGCGCTTACAGAAGTTGAAAGAATGGAACGGTGGATGCACGCTCCTTCGGGCTTTTCAGCTGGAAATGGAACGACCGTGGAACTGGACCCATGAAAATCTGCTCGTGATCAATCAATACCAGATCTCCACGGACGATTTGACACGGCTTGCAGTCCGGACCGGAATGAATGAACAGCGCGTATTGAATTACCTGCGCACACAGATGGCAAAGAACGATGAGGTATTTTACGAGATGAGAAGATACTATACCGACTATCTTGACATGGCGGAAGCGCGGGGAATGAATGTCGAAGATGAGATCGTCTGCCACCAGTCAAATATGATGGAATACCATAACCGCTATCTGGAAGAGAAAAACCGGGAGAAAAACCAAAAGCGGGATATGGAAGTAAACAAAAAATATCCGGATATCCGAAAGAACGCGAAAAAGTTCGAGGAACGCTTCGGCTTCCAGACGGACGAACTGGAGATTGTGGTGCCGCAGCGTGCATCGGACATCACGAAAGAAGGACGGCTCCAGCATCATTGTGTGGGAGCATCCGATACCTATATCCACAATATGAATGACGAGCGGTATTTCATTCTCTTCCTGCGGCATAGAAACGAGAGGGAAAATCCGTACTACACACTAGAGGTCACATGGGACGGGGAGATCAAACAGTTTTATGCCGCGTATGACCGCCAGCCGGACAAGGAGAAAATCGAGAAGGTATTGAGTGAATTTACCAAGACAGTTCAGAAGCGGGAGAAAGAGATGGTCAAGAAAATGCATGAGATGGAAAAGCGGGACGGAACCAGGGCAACACGGATTGGGACGCAGTGGTGTATGGATCCGGTGCATGAGGTGGTGTGATGTGGATGGGAGAACCGTCAACGACTGACGAGAAACTTTTTGAATTCATCCTAGTGGAAATCTGCCGAAAGAATCGATGCACGACATGCCCACTATGGAACCACGCGCCTTGTGAAGCAAAACTGATCCCGATGACAAAAAATGATGAGCTGATAGAACGAAGAAGAAAATACAGAATTCCAAGGAAACAAGGGAATTGGATTATGAACACAAATGGAGGAACAGAATGAACAAAGAGGGAATTTTAATGCACAGCTGCAAAGGCGTGGTGTGCCCGCATTATAACGACGGGGACTGCGCGTTGAATATGGAAAAATTTCAGGAAGCCGCGAACTATGAGATCCCATGCTGCGGAAGAATCGGATCATTTGCATGGGTGCAGGTGAGACGGAGGCTGGAAGAGGAGGAAGAAGCTGCCATGGAGCAGCGGAACGCTGCCGAAAAGCAGCAGTTGACACCCACCGAGCAGCAGTCTCTGAAATATTCTACATACGCGGAATATAAGGACGCATTGAAGCAGGAATTGAACAAAGCAACGGAAAGCTTTGTCCGGATCGGATATTTGTTGAAGATTGCACGGGATACGAATATCCTGAAGGATTCCGGATACGCCAACATGGAAGAATTTGCCTATGCGGAATTCAAGATCGACAAAGGAACCGCGTCAAAGTTTATCGGGATCAATGACCGCTTCTCCGAGGGCGGTTATTCCGAACGACTGAAGACAGAATACAGCGGGATGGGATGGAGCAAGCTCGCCGTCATGCTTCAGCTCCCGGACAGTATCAACGAGGAAATCACGCCGGAGTTTTCCAAGGCAGAGATCCAGCAGATCCGGGAGGAAGTGGCGGAAGAACAGAAGACAACACCGTTGGAGCATATTCTTGAGGGAGAGAAGGAGACAACGGCACAGACGGATGATCTTTTACAGAAAGCAATTTATCAGCTGGGCGAGAGCAAGCCGGAGCTGTACGTGAGCATGTACGATATCATTGAGGGAGGATTTTATCGAACAAGAGACATCAAGGAGATCATGGCACCGTCCGGGGAGAATATTTACAGCATCCGGATCCAGGGCGTGGGAAGGCTCCTGCTCTCCGTGAAAGACTATGAGGACACGGTCTCCCTGATCAATGAGCGCACCGGCGAAAAAGAAAAAAGTTCTTGGAACGAATTAGTGAATGCATGGACTGACCTTTTCAAAACGGACGGCACGTCGCCGAAGGAAAGCTGGAGCGCCACATATGGCAAAGAATTCCCGGAAGTTGCACCGGTGCAACCAAAGAAGGTGGAAAAAGTCAACACAAAGCCGCAGAAGACTGCACAAAAACCGAAGCCAAAGGCACTACAACCGGAGCAGGAAGCGTCAAAACCGAAGGAAACATTCGAGAGCGCGAACAAAGCGCCGGAGGAAGCCGCTGCAGTATCGCAGCAGGAAGATCCGACATTACACGATTTCACGCCGGACATTCCAAAACCGGAAGAGGCGGAAGAACCAGAAGGACAGAAGTCGCCGGAAATGTGTACGGAAAACGTGCCGGAAGAATCGGAGGAACAGTTACCCGGACAGATCAGCATTGAGGACATGCCGGAAGTGCTTCCGGAGACGGAATACGACAGAATGCGCAAAGGCTATCTGGCAGGATTCGTCGCATGTATCGATAGAGCGAAAGATTATGTAGGTAATGAAAAATGGCAAGATGCCATGGAAGAACTGCAGGATGCGGTAAAATTTTTAAAGCTGTTAAAAGTAGGGGAAGACAATGAGCAGGAGTAAGCAGGCAAAAGCGCGGGAATTTTCCAGAGAGACGAGGCTGGAAATAATGGAAAGAGATAGGGGGACATGTCTCTTTTGCAGAATGAACTACCATATGGATGATTCCGATAGCACATGGCTTGCCAGAAAAATCTTGGACATCATGCACTACATACCCAGGTCGCACAACGGCCTGGGTATCGCCGAGAACGGCGTTCTGGGATGCCGGTACCATCATGAAATGATGGACAATGGAAACAAGGGGCGCCGGGAGGAAATGCTGGAGATAATGAGAGGGTATTTGAAGAGTAAGTACCAAAATTGGGACTCGGAAAAACTGGTGTATAGCAAATGGAGGGACATATGAGAATAAACGAGGTAATATGCGATGCCTGCGGGAAGAAGATCGAGAAACCGGTATTCGGGTTGATCCTGATGGAGAAGGACGCGGATTACGCATCCGGAAACGGTTGGGACAATGAACCGAAGCTCGGGGAACTGGATTTCTGTAATGAATGCAAAGAAAAGATTGTAAAGGTGGTACGTGAATTTGCCAGCCCGGAGGAAAAAGAAGAATTGGTCGAACTGGGACCGGATCCGGAGACGGACAAGATTTTTGATGAAGAACAAAACATAGCAGAAGAGTGGAGCAAACCAGACCAAGAGCAGAAAGAACCCGAAAGGGATGACGGCGGACCGCTCAAAAGTTTCAAACGTTTCATCCAGAAAAAAGAGGAACAGCCGGAAATAACCGAAGAGGAACGTAAACGATATGCAAAGATGAGTATCCGGGCGCTTCTGAAGGAGGGTATATCCGTCGATGATATCGTGAAGATAAAAGGTTGCTGCAAGCAGTCGGTGATTAACGTTCGAAGCAGCATGAAAAAGCGCGGGGAGAAAATCCCGGATCATAGGATGACGATAGAAGAAAAAGACGGCGCAGCAGTTGAAGCAGCCGGCGGTGCAGCAGTTAAGAAGACATATAACTGCGCGGAGGTCATAAATACATGCGAGAATGCGTCAAGGCTTGGTGGTACAGTATTTTGCGATTATTTAGATAAACACGGAAAAAGCCGTGGATGTAAGCCGCCGGCGTGCACGGTATACGTGCGGAAAGGCGAAAAATGACTGACGCTTTACTGACACTTATAGCAATAGAATTACTGATGATTTTAAGATATATGAGATGACGAGTTACACCGAAGCAACAGAAATAGGGTTGTGACACCCGCCGAAAGGCAAAAGAAACCATCATGCGGCTGATATACCACGAGAAAGCCATGATTAAGCACAGAGGCGGCTGGTTGGTCCGGCCGCCGGAAAGGAGCCGGGATGAAACAGGATCACGAGATAAAGATTTTGCCGAAGTACTTCACAGCGGTGTCATTTGGAATAAAAAAGTTTGAACTGCGAAAGGATGACCGCGGTTACGAAGTGGGAGACACTGTCATTCTGGAAGAATTTGGAGATGAAGGATATACCGGGCGCTGGAAAGCGGTAAAAATCAGTTATGTTCTGAGGGACTGCCCGGAATACGGACTCATGCCGGGATATTGTATTTTTGGATGGGTATAAGGAGTAAACGAAGGAGAGGGAGGGTGCGCACATGTATGCAGGGAGAAAAAATGCAGCAGTCAATGCAAAATGCCCATATTATCAAAGTGAATCAAGGAAAAGCATTACATGTGAGGGGATTTACGCCAACACAGAGACGGTGACCCGCTTTATGGAAGAAAAAGAAAAAGACGCACATATCGAACGCTGCTGCATGAAGTACCCGAACGGATGCAGTCTCTGCAGAGAGATTGAAGAAAAATATATCGGGAAGACAGAGAAGGATCTTTTTCGAAGGGAATGAAATAACAGTTTTTTTAAATTTTAAATAAATTTCAGAAAAACATTTGACATAAGGAGCACCCTATGATATTATAATATCAGAAAGGAGGTAAATAGAGATGAGCAAGAAAAAGAAACATAAAAAATCCGCTATCGGATTTACAACCTGGCTAGTTGGAGCGATAACGGATTTGGTAATCGGATTACTTATAGCTTACATAGTGAACCGGTTCTTTTAAGAGAAAGGGCGAAAGTCCTTCTCTTAAAAACGATATTAGCACACTCATCTCTAAAAAACAATATGAAAATTTTTTTGACGGTACTGGCAGCTTACTTTATCGCTATCGGAGCTGTAAAGCTGGTGATCGCACTTGTGGTCAAAAGGAGGGAAGACAATGCCGAAAGGAAATCCTAACGCACAGACGGTTGCAACAGACAAGTACCAGAAGAAAGCGGGTTATATTTCAAAAAGCTTTAAGCTTAAAAAGGATGTGGTGGATGCATATGCAGAAGCCTGTGAAAAGGCAGGAGTCAGCATGGCAGCACAATTAACCAAGATGATGAAAGAATTCATCGAACAGAATAAGTAGAACACACAGAGAGGGCAGTCCCATAGAGGGCTGCTCTTTTTGTGTGCCGGAAATACCAACGAATTTGTAAAGTTGCACCGGTGCAACCGGAAGGCGAAGCACTATCCGGAAAAGCAAAAAAAATTTTAAAAAAATATTTAAAATCACCCTACTTAGGGGAGAAATCCCAAATAGACATTTGATACGATAACATTGGTGGCAGGTTAGATAACTCTAGCCATAGTAGATTGCTCCTATAAACAAGGCAGTAAAAGCGGCGCTTACAACCCCCAAGCGCCGCCTGCGCTGACCTTGTGCGGCAAAGGGAGCGTGGAATCCCATTACACACTCCCCGCCGCACACCCCCATAACCCCCATAACCCCCTGTGAGATGGACGAAACAAAGTTAAATTGGATCAAAAGTTTAATCGCAAAGAATGATATGCACGAGTTCTACGGATCGGCAGAATGGCAGGCTCTGGCAGCCCGTACCCGGGAGGCACAGCACAACGAGTGCCAAAGGTGCAAGGAGAAAGGATTCTATTCACCTTGTGAAGCGGTGCATCATGTGATGCACGTGAAGAAACATCCGGAGCTTGCGTTATCGATGGAAAACCTCGAATGTCTGTGCCGGGCATGTCATGAAGAGGCACATGCGAATAAAAATTACATAAATGTGGAGCGATGGTGACCCCGGTAAAAAAATCCGAAAATTCTGAAGGGATCCCGACCGCCCCCATACCCGACAAAAGAAAAATCTCGCGCACGCGCGCGAGAAAAATGGACCATAAGAGGTGGAACATGGCAACGATTCGAATGACGGAGAAAACCATAAGGGAATCCCTGCGGGAACAGGCGGAACTGAAAAAATTGATCACAACCTCCGCGGAAGGAAGGACAATCGTCCGTCCGGACGTGGCGGAGCTGATCGAGCAGTATATCTTTTTGTTCAAACAGATAAAAGAGATGAAAGAAAGCATTAAGACCGTCGGGCGCACCTACGAAACAACATCCGCTGCCGGAAAAATCTACGAAAAGGACAATCCGGCGATCAAGGATCTTGTGATATACAGCCGGCAGATGCTGGCGATTCGAAAGCAGCTGGGCTTGGATCTGGAAGGGGCTGAACTGGAGGAGGATGACGAATTGTAATGAGATTGACGAATACATCCGGATAGTCCGGGAAGAGGAGTATCCGGTTTGCAAAGAACAAAAACAGCTCTGTGACCTGGTGGAGCGGGAGTTTTCGGAGGAAAATCTCCGGATTGACCGGGAACAGCTCGCAAAATACATGGATTACCAGAAGTATTTTCGCTATGAACTGTTCCCGTGGGAGAAATTCCTGTTCGCGCTTCACAATTGCGTTTACAAGGAAAATGGAATGCTCCGGTGGCCGGAATTGTTCGCATGCGTCGGACGTGGCGCCGGGAAAAACGGATATCTCGCATTTGAAGACTTCGCATTGCTCACACCGACGAACCGGGTGGATGAATACAATATCGATATTTTCGCAAACAGCGAAGACCAGGCAATGACATCATTTAAGGATGTCTATAACGTACTGGAGGAAAATAAAAGAAAAATGGAGAAACACTTCAAGTGGAATCTTGAAGCGATAAAGAACCTGAAGACAAAATCGGAACTCCGTTTTCGGACGTCGAATCATAAATCCAAGGACGGCGGACGCCCGGGAAAGGTCGACTTTGACGAATACCACCAGTATGAAAACTACAAGATGATCGAAGTGGCAAAAACGGGACTTGGGAAAAAAGAGCATCCGCGCACGACGATCATCACCACGAACGGAGACGTGCGGGACGGTCCGCTCGATCACAAACTTTCCGAGGCGGAGGGTGCGCTCGGCGGAGAAGTGCCGGACAATGGAACTCTGTTCTTTATTTGCCGGTTAGACGATAAGGACGAAGTGCACGACAAGCGGATGTGGCACAAAGCGAACCCGTCTTTGCGGTATTTTCCGAACCTTCAAAGCGAGATGGAACGTGAATATGCCGAGTATAAGATGGATCAGTTCGGGAACAGCGCGTTCATGACGAAACGCATGAACCGCCCGCTCGGAAATGAAGAGTGCGGCGTAACCGACTGGGACAATATCGCGGCAACGGCAAAGGAGATCCCGGACCTGTCAGGATGCGCATGCATCGGCGGACTGGATTACGCAAACACTTCCGACTTCGTGGCAGCAGGGCTTTTGTTTGAAGATAAAGGGATATGGTACTGGATCACCCACAGCTGGGTATGCCGGGCATCCAAAGACTGGAGCCGGATCAAATTCCCGATCGAGGAAGCGCAGACGCGCGGACTTCTGACCGTGGTAGATGGCGTGGAGATCCCTCCGGAGCTTCCGGCGGAATGGTTCGCCGAGATGGGGACAAAGTACAACATCGTAAAACTGGCGTACGATTCCTATCGGCATGTGTGGATTGAAAAAGCATTACGGAACATCGGCTTTGATACAGACAAGGATGGAAACAAAAATATTATCCTGACGCGCCCGTCCGATCAGATGAAGGTGGCGCCGATGATCTCCAGCCAGTTTGTAAACCACCGGGTGATCTGGGGAGACAACGCACTCATGCGCTGGTACACCAACAACGCGAAACGGGCCATGGACACGCGAGGAAACATCACGTATGGAAAGATAGAGCCAAAATCCAGAAAAACAGACGGATTTATGGCATTTGTGGCAGCAGCCACGCAGATAAACAGCATCCAGGGATGGAACGATCAGGAGGTCGGAGATCTCATGGAGCTGTACACGTACTAGGAAAGAAGGTGAGAGAATGGGTGCTTTTACAAAATGGCTGTCAGATCTGTTTGGATCCGCAAAAGCGGAGGAGATCGAAGCAAACGGATATAAACTGACACCGGGCGGGGATGTACCGCTGGAGATTGAGCATCTTGCGATACAGTCGGCGGTAGGTCTCATTGCGGCAGCAGTCGGGCAATGCCGCTTCCGGACGTTCATGAACGGGGAAGAGGTCATGGAAGACGAATACTATTTATGGAATTATTCGCCGAATACAAACCAGAGCAGCACACAGTTTTTGCAGGATCTCGTGGAAACGCTGATCTACAACAATGAAGTGCTGGTGGTAGAACAGAAAAACCAGCTATACATAGCCGATAATTTTTCCTACAAACTCCGCGGAACGGAAGAGGTTACGTATCAAAACATCACAGTAAACAGCGTACACATTCCGGATAAACGGGCGCGGGATGCGCTGTATCTTCGCATGGCAAACACGGAGGTGCAGACGTACCTGTCACAGACATGCAAGCAGTACGAAGAAATCATTGCAAAGGCGCTGCAGAGCTATGAGAAAGCAGGAGCAGACAAGGGCATTTTGAACATCGACGCGACCAAGCGCGGACCGATCGACGCTCAAACATATCAAAAAGACCTGCTGGAAAATAAGTTCAAAAATTTTTTTAGCAGCAAAAATGCGGTGCTACCGCTTCATGCGGGCTATACCTATACACCGCAGACGCGGACGGTACGGAACACGTCGGAAATCAACGACATCAAAAACATGTCGGACGAGATCTACAACCGCGTGGGACAGATTTTCCGTGTACCGCCGGCATTCCTGCGGGGAGAGACGGCGCAGAGCGGAGAGGCGGTCGATAATTTTTTGAAATTCTGCATCCGTCCGATCTGTGACATGCTGGAAGAGGAGATCACGCGCAAGCGATACGGAAGCAACGGTGTAAAGAAGGGATCGTTTGTGTCCGTGGATCCGTCCATGGTGGAGATCAGCGGTATTTTTGCATCATCCGATAAGCTGGACAAGATCATCGGATGTGGCGTGTTGAGCATCGACGAAGTGCGCCAGAAAGTCGGAGAGACCGCGCTGGGAACAGAGGAGGCACAGAAGCATTTTGTAACAAAAAATTACGGCGTGGTAGACACCACCGGAAAGGAAGGACAGGATGAATAAATATTTCAATTCCGAGGAAAAGAATGACACCCTCCAGATCACGATATTTGGAGACATCACCTCATGGGAATGGCGGGACAGCGACGTATCAAGCTACACACTATCCAAGCTGATCCAGAGCAGCAGCGCAAAGAACATCATCGTAAACATCAACAGCTACGGAGGAGAGGTGGCGGAAGGGCTTGCCATCTACAATTCGCTTAAGAACAGCGAAGCCAAGGTAACCACACGGTGTGACGGGTTTGCATGTTCAGCAGCATCCGTCGTATTCATGGCGGGCGACGAGCGCGAGATGAACGAGGCGAGCCTTTTGATGATCCATAACGCATGGACGTCAGCGGAAGGGAATGCCGCAGAGCTGCGGAAACAGGCAGACGATCTGGAAGTGATCTCCCGGACATTGGCGAACGCTTACATGGCGAACGTGAACGTTTCACAGGAGCGCCTGCAGGAAATGCTGGACGCGGAGACGTGGATCACACCGACAGAGGCGGTGCTGATGGGATTTGCAACGGCAATTGTAAGCGAAGCCGTCAAAAAGCAGCAGTATTCCGCAAAGAACAACATTATCAGGCAATTGGTGGAAGGAAGACGTGAACCGGAGCCACAGCCGGAGCCACAGCCGGAGCCACAACCGGAGCCAACACCGGAACCACAGCCGGAACCGGTACCGGAAAACGGATTCCAGAAACTTTTTAGCAACTTTAACAGGTCAAACTAAAGGAGGACAAGTATGAAATCAAAAGATCTGATCAACGAAG